AACCAGACTTCTGGTAATTAGACAAAAGCTTTACGCGTTGCCAGATGACATATTAACAGAAAGGTTATTCAACTTAAAGCGAGAGGCGTTGAATAAAATAACAGAAGCATTGTTTCTTTATAAACAGCGTGGAAAATAATTGTCAAGATAAAAAAGATAAAACGCCCACAATTAAGGTTTATAGGTGTTTAGTATGAACGCACTTGAAACATTATTTGCTATTTTAATTGTTTTAGTATTTTTTCTTTTAATTGTAGTAGTTGTAATGACTTGCGTATTGGTTGTAATCCATTTGATTGAAAAAGATGAAGAAAATAACAGGAGGGATAAATGAACGAAGATTATAAAAAGATAATGGACTTTGTATCTGAAAATGATATTGAGTTAGAGAGTTTAGGCGAGTTAAGATTTTCTTATAAAAATTTTAGAATAACTATTGAAAAAAATTCTAACTATCAAGGCGACTATAAAGTTGATATTAAAAACAGTGATAACGATGAAATGATTTTCATAAATCTAACAGGTAATTTAGATAATGTTATCAAAGCAATCAAAGTATTTGTATTAGGAAAATAATATGAATAACGATAAATTAGTAAAAAGATTAGAGCAAATCCAGAATGCTTTACTTGATAAAATGGGTTTAACTGTTGATGATATTGAGAATAAGTATTTGATATTTGCCTATGATGTAAAAGAAAACAAGATTATATTTGTAGAGGAGGCAGAGAAGTGAAAAGAAAGAAAAAATTATACAGTGTCATTAGTCTTGATGGCTGGGTAGTTTGCGAAACTTTTAATAAGAGTTATGCTTACGAAAAAGCTGATGAAAACGAGGAGTATTACATAGAAATAAGCGAGGTAAATGAAGATTATGAGTGCGAATAAAATTTTTATAACTATTACAAGTTCTCATACAACAAATGGTGATATATCAGTTAAGACTTTGAAAAATATATTCAAAGAACAAACAGGACAAGATTTACAAGTTTTTGACAAAATCACCGGAAAAGAAATGCCAGATAATAAAAAATTTTCTATTTTTAGTCCTATTACGAGATTTTGTAATACCAAGCCAAAAATAGACAGAATATATCGTCTGGATATAGGAACGGGGTTTTTTGAAATAAATGGTAAAATGTTTAATACATTGGTATATTATCCACCAAAAGAAAATGAATTTAAGAAAGTTAATCCTTATGAAGAAACAATAAAAGAATTAGCAGAACGATTGGAAAAAGTGGAAAAAATCTTGAAAAAGCGAGGTTTATTAGATGAGTAAAATAAAACTACAAAGTATATCAGCAAGTGAAAGATGGCTACAATGCACGAAAAGTTTGGAATATAATCAGACTTTTACTTCTAATAGAAATGCTACTTATGGAAAAATGGTTCACGAAGCAGTCTCGTTAAGATTAAAGGAAATCTTTGGAAAAGAAGATAACAAAGAAAGAATTAAACAAATAAAGACAGAAGATTATGTAGATGAAAATGATGCTACTATCATTGTAAATTGGGATAAACACGCTGAGAAAATATACACAGAATATATTGACTATGTCTTAATGCTTGTTAATAAATATAAACCTAAACAAGTATTTTTAGAGCAGAAAGTTGATGTAGTTTGGTATGGCTATTCAAAATATGGCTTTATAGATTTAATAATGTTTCACGAAAAAGGTGTTTTTATTTGCGATTTGAAAACAGGCTGGACAAAAGTTGATGTTAAAGATAATTCACAAATGTTGATTTATTTATTAGGCGTAATCCAAACATATCCTAAACTTGCCAACAAAGACAGCGAGTTTACGATTTCTATTTGTCAACCGGTAATTGGCAATATAAACTCACAAGATTTAGATTTGGATTATTTGGTAGGATTTTACAATTCCAAAAACGATAAAATGAACGAAATAATCACAGGCAATTTACAATATGACCCGAGTTCAAAAGCGTGTAAATACTGTGATTATAAAGAGTTTTGTAATGAAAGAATAAGTAAGGGGGTGTTTTAGATGGAAAAAGTAATGTTGAAAGACTTGTTGAATATCTTATCTAATTATCAGCAAATTGAAGTAATTGAACTTATTAACTCATTAAAAAGAGGTTTATATTCTGAAAAGCAAATTACAGAATATTTATTATTAGAGCAAAAAATAAATAAAGCAAGAAAAGAATTGGATAAATATGATTAAAAAAAGTGAAAAAACTTTACTTGAAAATTATTTGAAGGAAAAATTAGATGAGAAAAATATACCAAACTTTAAGGGAAATCCAGAAGGATTAAAAGGGTTTCCCTGATAGGTTTGTTGTAGCACACAAGATTTATTTTATAGAGTTAAAATTAGGAAAGGAAAACGAAAGTTATTATAAGCAGACACCGATGCAGAAAAAATGGCAAGACCAAATAAGTCAAGGTGTTAATGAGTATTATTTAATTACAAATAGGCACGATATAGATGAGTTAGTAGAGAAAATATATCAAGAGTGTAAAGAATATGATATAAAGAATTATTTTGCTTATAATAAAGATATTTAAGATATGAATAAAATATGAGAAGAAAAGAACCGTTTACAATACTTTCTTTTGAAAACAGATACAAATATACTGGGCTAATAAATACAATTTCTTACGAGGTAATGGTTCACTCTTTTGCGAAAAACTATCGTAGAACAGAAGAAACTGTTTTAGAATACCAAAAAGGAACAAAAGAGTTTAGAGATAACGCAAAAGATAAAGGTGCGTTTTTAATGGGAACTTCAATAGAAAACAGGCGTGATAATTTGGCAATCATTAGTAGAAATATGCTAACGCTTGATTTGGATTATTGCCCGAGTAATATATTTGAGATTTTACAAAAGAAAGCAGATGAAGAATTAGATTTTAGGTTTTTCGTTTATACTACGCACTCTCATACAAGAGATAAGCCAAGATTAAGGTTAATTGTGCCATTGTTAAACGATATAAAACCAGAAGAATATGAAGCAACAGCGTCAAGGCTGTGTATGAAAATAGGTATTGAGTTTTTTGATGCGACCACAATTCAAGCAAATAGAATTATGTATTTTCCAAATGTCAGTTTAGATGGAGAATATATCTGTAAAAGTTATAATGATGATAAAGGCGATTTAGATGCTGAGATTTTACTAAAAGAGTATTTAGATTATCACAACATTGACGAGTGGCAAAGACCTCACTTTTTTGAAGGAAAGCGTAGAGATAGAATAGAAAAAGGAACTATCCCAGACTCTACGAAAACAAAATGGCGTATGGTTAATTCTTTCAACATTGAGTATTCTATAACTGATGCTATTGACAAGTTTTTAAGTGATATTTACAAAAAAGAACGAGGGGATAGATATACATATATTGACGGAGAAAGCAAAAATGGATTACATATTCTAAATCCCCAATATGCTTACTCGCATCACGGAACAGACCCAGCACAAGGAAAACTCTTAAACGCTTTTGATATTGTGCGTATTCATAAGTTTGGTAAACAAGATACTAATAAGACAGAAAACGAAATATATGATGATTATGGTAATATGACAAGTTTTCAAGCAATGTGCGATTTTGTTAAAACTATGCCAAATGTTATGAAACACGACCCGAAAGTAAAAGAGCAAGAAGAACAATTCAAAGAGAAAATGGAAGAACTTGGTATAGTTGTCAAAGAAGAACACGAACTATCTTTAATGGACTTGCTTGAAAGAAATACAAAAGACAACACGATTAAAAAGTCGCCTAATAATATCACTTTAATCGTAAAACACGACCCGGCTTTCAAAGACTTATTCTTTTATGATGTGATAAAGCAACAGATATGTTTTGAGAAAGCACCTTACTGGGATGAAGATATTAAAAAAGGCGATGGTGTGAGAGATTTAGATTTTTCTTTCATCTCTATTCATTTAGCATCACCACCATATTATCAAAGTGGCAAAGACGCTATGGAAAACGCCGTTGTAGCATCAGCATACGAGAGAAGAATAAATTATCCAAAAGATTTCTTGGAAAGTTTGCCAGAGTGGGATAAGAAAAAACGAGTTGAAACAATCTTGATTGACCTATTTGATGTAGGCGATTGTAGTTTTATAAGAGAAGCAACTAAAAAATGGTTTACAGCGTTAATCGCAAGGATATTTGAGCCAGGTTGTAAATTTGACTATGCTATCGCTATGATAGGTGCTGTCGGTATTGGTAAGTCTATGTTTTGTAAGAGTTTGATAGCCGTTGATTGGGATGGTAATATGGAAAATGTAGAACGAGCAAACTACTTTTTCACAGACAAAGAAATAGATTTAAGAAACGAAAGAGATACGATAGATGCTTTAAGAGGTGCGTGTATTGTTGAGTTAGCCGAGTTTGATAAATACTTTACTAAATATGACAAAGCAACCTTAAAGAGTTTTATGACGAAAACAAAAGACAGGTTTATTGAACGCTATGGTAAACGCAGTATAGATGTGCCAAGAAGTTTTATTTTCTGGGCGACAACTAATGAAGTGCGACCTATTAAAAATGTTGAAGATGAAAGAAGATTTATGCCGTTTTATTCTAATTTGCCAAAGCATAAAGCACTTATATTTGATAATAAACTTTGGAATAAAGATATACGAGACCAAGTTTTAGCAGAAGCAATTTATTATTACAAAAGTGGCTATTCATATTCTGCTCCTTTTAATCCTAAACAGCAAAGAGAGTGGGATATGCTGTTAGAAAGAGCAAGTTTGGAAAATGATTATTTTGGTATCGTTGAAGATTACATAAATAACAAGTTTCCTCTTGGCTTTAATGAAATGGCTTTTCCAAATCAAAAACTTTGGTGGCGTGAGGGGAGTGGCGAGTTCGCAAGAGAAAAAAGAACGGAGTTTTGCGTAAAAGAAATTTACTGTATAGCGTTAGATAAAAGATTAGGCGATATGCCAGAGTATTACATAAGAAAAGATATAGAACAAGCATTAGGAAGATTAGGTTTTCAAAGAAATCCAAAATCAAGAAAAAGTTTTGGCGAGTTTGGGCAACAGTATTATTATGAGAAAGTAGAAAAGTCTATTGATGATTGGAAAAATTCAAGCGAAGAAGAAAAGAACTTGAAAATAGCAGAACTTGAAGTGAAGAAAGGGGAATATGGTTTAGATGAGTTTGAAAAAGAGTTATTGACTGCTCTTTATGATAGCATCTTGCCATTTTAGAACAATATGAAAAGTGTATCAAAGGTTATAAAAACTGGCGACATCTTTTTAGCCAAGTATTCTAATTATTATGGTAAGAACAAAGCCCATTATTTCTATTGTATTTACTCGCAAGAAGAAGATATAAACAATCATCTGAACGAAGATATTATCGGTTTAATGATAACTTCTAATCCAAAAATGGAAGATATTATTAAAAACTATAATGATTACAATGTTAAAGTTAAGATATATACAACAGAAGCGTATGTATGCTGTGATAAGATATTTCGTTTTAATACCAAAGACAAAGTTGTTAATCACGGGGATTTGCTTGATGAATTAGAAAAGCAAGATATATTAGAACATTATAAAAAGTTTATCGGCGAAACATTAAGGCAATTAGAGGACAAAAAATAATGTATATCAAGTTAAAAGAACATCAAGAACGAGCATTAGAACTTTGTAAGAAAAACAGACAATTTGGTGTATTCTTTGATATGGGAACAGGCAAGACGGCCGTATTGTTGTCTTTGGTAGATTATTTAGTATTTGATAAATTAGAAGTTAAATCAGTTTTGATAATTGCTCCACCACAAGTTATCAATAGAAGCAAAGTGTGGCAAGAAGAAATGAAGAAATGGAAAAACTTTGAGTTCTTTGATTATATGGAGTTAAGTGGCGACCCGACTACAAGAATAGAAAAGAAAGAAAAAGGGTTTACTATTCACTTGATTAGTGATGCGTTAATTGTTTGGTATAAAAAAACATACGGACACTTAAACGATTATGATATGATTATCGTTGATGAGAGTGCGAGGTTCAAAAATCCAACGGCTAAAAAGTTCAAAGCATTATCAGAGATGATTGACCTACAAAAGCATAGAATATATTTACTTACAGGCACTCCGACTCCCAATGGTTATGATGACTTGTGGTCGCAGATATATTTGCTTGATAAAGGTAAAAGATTAGGAAAAAGTTTTAGGACTTACCAGGCTATATATAGTTTTCAAGTTTCAAAATATAAATATGTTTATAGTAAAGCAAGTATTGAAACAATAAAAGAAACAGTAAATGATATTTGTATTTTTGGCGAAAATATCAAAGGACTACCACCAAAAATAGAACATAGAGTAATGTTATCTTTTACAGAAGATAAAAAAAAGAAATATAACGACTTCGTTAATAGTTATATATTAGAATTAAAAGAGGGCGAAATAACAGTCTTTTCAAAACAAGCACTGCTAAATAAATGTTTGCAACTTGCTAATGGCAATGTTTATGTTGATAACAAACTAAACTATGAAGTTTTTGACAATACCAAATGGCGATGGTGTTATAATTTCTTAAAGAATAACCCAGAAAAAAATGTCCTTATCTATTATAATTTCAAAAGTGATAAGGAACAATTATTAAAACTACCCAACGCAAGAGCAATTATGACTTATAAAGATGTTAAAGATTGGAACGACGGCAAAATAAAAGCAGGTATTATCAGTCCTTTCTCGTTTCAATATGGTGCGAACTTACAACAAGGTGGTTATACGGTTATATGGTATGGCTTGGTGTGGAGTTTAGAAAATTTCCTACAAGCAAATAGAAGATTATGGCGTTTTGGGCAGACGCATCAAGTAGATGTCTATTATTTACTTATGATAGATACTTATGATTTAGGCGTTTATGAAACTCTCGTTAAGAAAAATAAAACGCAAAGAGATTTTTTAGAAAGTATAAAATTATAAAAAGGAGGTATAATATAATTTATGATTTTAGTTAGAAAAAGACACAAAGAAACAGGAGCGATTACTATTTATGAACTTGATGATGTTAAGAAAATTGAAAGTTTTATTCAAAGTATTTATGCTTACCAGTTAGAAACATACGAATATACTTTTGAAAGTTCTGATTTTGAAAGTTTATATAAGTATTTCCTACAAGAAATTGCTGATGATTTTTATTATGTTGAAGATGAACGGATTACATTAAACACGATTGGCAAAGGAAAGTTAAGATTTAAGTCAGAATGGTATAGACTTACTCCAAGCAAAAAAATAGAAAGAGTTGCTAAAAGAAACAATTTAGTAGTATTAGATGACGATTTGTTTATTTATTCTGATTTTGGTGTAGTTGCTACTTTTCTTGTTAGCGAAGATGTAAAGGTAAGTATTGAACTAAAAGAAAAAAGCATTAGTTTAGATTTACTTCGTGAGGTCTTAAACAAAGTAAGAGCAATAGAAACACAGTTCAAAAGAGCATTTAAGTAAAATATATATAATTATATATAAAAAAGAAAAGAGGATGTTTAGTCCTCTTTTTTTGTTTTCTTATCTTGTTTATAATAATATGATGTCCTACCATTGAAATAATTATACGCTTGATTTAAGTTATACACTCTGTCTTTGCTTATGAGTTGTTCTCCACTCACTTCTTGCTTTGCTAACCTATGATAGTAATTATAAACGGCGTTAATTAGTTTCCCCTTGCTTTCCAAAGATAATCTTTTGTAGCGAGGGCTTTTTAATAGTCTTTCAACCACAAATGATGCTTTATCATAAGTATTAGAAAACTTATCTCTATCGTTTATATATTCTATATCATCAATCGTGAACTTATAAGGCACACTGCTTGGATTTACATTGACACCTTGCTTCTTTAATCTTTCAATCTCTTTATAAGTAGCATCTGTATAAGAAATGTTTTTCTTTCTTAACTGCCTTTCAATGATAGTTTCTGCTAACTTCATATTGTTATTTTTTATCGCATTTGCTAATTCTTTATTTGGTGCTACTTGTTGCCCTGTCGCATCACGATAAGCATAATTCCAATCTTTTAATACCCAGTTAGTAGGTGTTGTGAATAATCTTTCTATTTGTCTTACAGGAACGCCTAATAACCCTCCTAAATGCGTCGCTATTCGTCTTATATGTTTAAGATAATCAAACTTGCCATCTTGATTTGTAGCGTCTATAATCATATTTCTAAAAGCAATACCAAGATTACTAACTGGTGCTAATATATCAATATCATCTATGTTATAACCTTTTGTAAATAATCCATACGCATCTCTAACGAAAGGGAACATTTGAACAATCTCAGCAAACAGTTCTTCGCCATATAGTTTAGCAAGATACATAGCAAAAGTTTCTTCTTCATCTTTATCTCTCGCACCACCACGAATTAAACTAAATATCGTTCCTACAATCGCTATCCAAGATACTTGTTGCGTGAAGATTGCTATTCTTCTTGCTAAAAGTTTTTTCGCTTCTGGTTTACTCTTGATTACATTGTCAATATCACTTAATAACAAACTTGTCATTTCTTGCGTTTCTATTAGATTAGCATTTTCACTTTCTATTTGCTTTTCTATTGCTTTTATTTGATTATTAAGTTCTTTTCTTTGTTGTTCGTTTTGGGCTAAACCTAACTCTGTTTCTAACTTGCTTTTATCTTCTTCAAGTTTAAGAATAAATTCTTCTTGCGTTTTTATTTCATTTTCGTAAAATGCTTTTATTCCGTCATAGTTCTTTTCAAACGCTTTGATAATTCTTAAATGATTTCTACTATCTGCTAAATTAGATATAGTTTTCATTTGTTCGCCCAAGAACCTTGTATATAATTTTAGGATTTGATTATCAGTCCTTAATAATTGTGGTTTAGCAAGATGTAAAGCACTACTTTGATATTCTCTAATACCTTTATCTGTTAATTCCATCGCCTTTTCTTTTGAATAACCCATCTCAACAAGTGTGTTATATAAACTTCTATTTATTCTCGCATCAGTTGAGTTAATCGGGTCCATTGACATTTCCCAAAATCTCGTCCATTTACTTTTGTTAAAGTCAGATGAAGTTGCTACACCTACATCGTGAATTGAGTTTCTTGCTCTATCCATATAAAATTGACTATTTTCTGTATAAAACTTTGCTTTTTCTTTATTTTTCGGGTCAAAGAAATTCTTAAACATCTTTGCCATAAAAGTCGGCTTATCTTCATAAACAGTAGCAAGTGTGAAAAGTGAAGCAAACTGTATTGCGACAACTTTTAAGTTAAAACCAAGTGAAGCACGATAGAAGTGTCTTGTTAAAATACTCATTAGTCTATTCATACTTTTTGTTGTTAAATCAGTATCCATCCCATAACCTGCCATATCACGAAGTAGTTTTTCGTAGAAAGGCACTATATCTGGACTAATTTGTTTTACTTGTTCTTCTAAATTAGTTGAAAATTCTTTTCCTTCTTTCGTTTTCACTTTTATTGGCTCATTAAACATTTCATTTAGTTCAAGCATTACTCTATAATAACTATAATAGTTAGCAACTGCTCTTGTTTGATGCGTGATTAAATTATTGATGCTACTTAATAATAATGGATAAGTAGTTTCTGTTATACCTTTAACCATACCATCATCAATACCAAAGTCCATAACATTTTTCATATTGAAAGCCCCAGTTGTATTGCTCTTGCTACTCATCTCTGTCCTAAATGGTGTGTAGATATGTTTAACTGTTTTATAATCAACATTTAAGCCATCAAATAACTCTTTTCTTGTGTCTAAATCAAGTGTCGCAAGTAAATGATTATCATTGTGTAAAGGAAGTCCTACGGTATCTTTTAGTGTTTCGTTTTCAAACTCGTAAAGTCCTTCATCAAAGTATCTATAAGTTAAATCCATAAACTCTTTTAAGAAAGCATCTTTTTCAATAATTGCATTTAGTTCATTAAATAACTCTACTTGTGAGATAACTTTGCCTCTTTGCTTCATCTTTTCTGCTTTTTGTCTATTCTTTACATTTCCCAAAATACCAATTTCACCACCGTCAATAAAGTGCTTTGATTTTTCGCCATCTCTAATTTCCATATCTATCAGTTTATTTCTTGTGATTTCTCTAAATAGAGCCATACGAAGTTCAATCACTTGACTTGCTGGAAGTCTTAAAGGTTCGCCTTTGGCATTTTTTAAATTCTCAATGTTGTAAAAAGTCTTTTCTGTTTCATATAACTTTTTATGATTTTTATCTAAAAATTCTTCAAACCATTTATAATAAGCGTTCCAGACAATTAAGTTCTTTTCTTGTGCTTTGGTAATTCTTTCTTGTAATACATTTCCAAGTGAGTGTTCTGTAAACATACCAAACAAATTAGAAAAAGCATAAAGGTCAAGAGCGTGAACATCTGTTGGTAAAAATAACTTAAAGTTTCCAAGTAAGCCAACTTTTTTGATATTGTTCTTGCCATCTCTATAATTTCTACCTGCTAAATCTTGTAAAAATTGAATATGTTTATAATTTTGTTTCAAAACATTTTCAAAAGTATCAATCTTTTTATTAGTTATTCCAAGACTACTTTGTTTTTCTATATTTGTTGCGTTGAATAAAGTATTAGCAATTTTTCCACCTGACTTAAAATAAGGTGCTATTCTTCTATAATCACCAACTTCATTTACATCATCAATCGCAAAGTCTAATTCTAAAACAGTATCTATGATATTAAACAAAGGTGCTAAATCAAATACTACATCTTTATTCCTTAAAGCATCATAGAACTTGCCTTGATATTGAATACCTTTTGGATTATTCGGGTCAAGTTTAGCACTTTCACTATTTATCATTTCTGTATCTAAAAATGTAATATCATTTAATATGCTTGTCATCATATCTTTAACAAAACTTTGACTGTCTTTTATACCGTGTTCGTTAGTATTGATAGCAATTTGCTTGATAACTTCTTGAATAGTATTATCGTAGATATGATTATAAAGTTTGCCAGGAACTCTTAAAACATTTCTTAATTCCCTTAATTTTTTGATTAAAGTCCACGCTCTCGGATGAGAAAGTTTATTTGGCGTAATTTTTCTATTAAAACTCATCCTCCTACTGATTTCATTTTTATAATCTTGCGAATTAAACTCTTGCTTGATATAGTTATGCATCAAAGTCATATTTTGTAAAGTCTTCTCGCTACTAACAGTGTTATATGTATCAAACTTAACATTTGGCTTTTCTAACTTTTCAACTTCTATTTCTGCTTGTTTTTGATATTTAAGTTGGGCAAAGTCTTTTAGTTCTTGAAAAGATAAATTATCTATTTGCTGACTTAAAACACTATTGTCTGAATACGAAATACTGAGGTTTTTAATATCTGCATATTTAAACCAATTAGAAAAACTATTGCTCCACTCTCTTAAAAATAAAGTTTTTGGATAACTAACACTTTCAAAAACAAGTCCTAATTTTTTGTAATGGTCAAAAGTTGTTCTTTCTAAAAAGTCAACTGATAAATCATAGTATTTAGTATAATTACTTTCATAATAATCAATTTTATCTTGTAAAAATAAACTATAATCAGTTTGTGCTTTATTATTTAATGTATCAAAGAAACTTGTAATAAGACCTTTTTTAACAGGACGCCATAAATACATACCAGGTGGCAAAATCGCAAAACCACCACCACCAACTTCGCCAAAAGCATCTTTATACATATAAAGTTCAGCGTTTTCGTAGAAACTTTTTTGAAATAGCAAAGTATTTTGGGCGATAAAAGGATTTATTGTAATCATCCTTAAAGCAGTAATATCTCTAAACACACCAGCATCTGTTACTCTAAATAAGTTTTCTTCCCCCTCAACTGGCACGAAAACATCTCTATTTTCATCAATAATGTTTTGTATCCTTTTTTCTGCTTCTGTTTTTAAGTTATTTACAAACTCGCTATTTTTATTTTCGCTTATCAAATACCAAAGAAAAGGATATTTAGTTCCTATTGTTTCTTTATAACTCGCTTCATCAAACTCCTCGTAAGATAAAAGCAGATTATCAATAATATCATTAACATTGTCATATATACCGTTTTTGTAAGCATTGAAAAGATTATAAAAATCCTCTAACGCTTTTAGCGACTGCTCACTATACATTCTGTTTGCTTCAAAATCGCCATATATATATTGTGTATGAACTTCATTTATGTGAGCATCATAATCGTATCTACTATCAGTGTTAAAAAAAATCGCTTTTCCGGCTGGAGCCATCATCAATTTTCCGCCGACATTTATATAACCACTTTTTTTTGCTTTTTCTTTATGCTTTTCTCTATTTTCAAAATTAACATATATATTCTTCTTTTGTAATTCTTTTGCTTTTTCAACATATTCAGCAAATTTTTCTCTTGTTTCTTTTAATTCGCTTTCGTGTTCTGGAATATCTTTAACAACATCATTTAACGCTTGAACGAATTCTGGTGAAACATTATACATTTTTTCTATTGTCGTTGGGTCAGATGCTACTGTGCCGATATAAAACGCTATTTTTTCAATTCTTTCGTCATATCTTTTTACAGCGTCTATAAAAGTTTGGTCTTTTTTTATTTCTGCTCCAAAAGTTTTTACTGATGAATAAGGTAAAAAACCATAAAGTTTGTTTATAATACTTTTTTCCAAATAACCATTGCCATAATCGTTTCTAAATAAATAATACTTGCTTAAACCAAGCGGTGTTTTTATATCTTTTAATTTAGTTTCTATTCCTTCATCAAATAAAGCATTTACTTTATCCCAGGCTTCTTTACTTGCGAATTGAACATAATGAGTTTTTTCGTGTTGTAAAGTGGACGCTATATCTTTTAAATCCTTGGCATAAACAGTATTGTTTATTTTGTAATCAATAACATTTATGTATATAAAGCCAGTATCGTGAGTATAATGTCCATTTAAACTCGCTCTCTTTGTATCAATAAATGCAACATTAGGTTCTTCTTTTAATACTTGCTTGATAAACGCTACTGTATCTTCTGGGCAAAAACTTTCTATTTCTTTCATAGTTAAAAACTTAACATCCCTTGCGTGGACTATACCAGGTGTTCTTTTTTCACTTATAGCATAAGTGCTTCTTAAAGGTTCTAAATCGTAGTCGCCAGTTGATTGTCTTTTTACTTCTCTATACCCCTTTTGAAACTCTTTTGGATTTTCTAAAATTACATCAGCATAAAAATTACGATGAAATACCTCTTTTTCAGAGTCAAAATCAATGAATAATCTTGATAAATCGTTCATAGGAATACCAGTAAAAGTAGTCTTTCCCTCTTTATCTTCCTTTATCTTTTGATATTCTTCATTAAAATTTTTAACCGCTTTGTCTATTCTAACTCCAAGTTCTGCCCCTATCACATCTGCCATAGCATTACCAGCATAAACTTCGTCAATAAAATCATTGAACTCCTCTAATAACTGCCAGTCTGGTTTATATTCTTTCGCAAACTCTTGAATTATCGCATCTGCTTGTGCTTCTACGCTACCGTCACTACCATCTTTGCCACCTTTACCATCTTCTCGGTCTTTGAAAAACTTATCAAAGTCGTCAAACATCTTTTGGTATTTTTCTCTTCGTTTTTGTTGGACTGGTCCTAATGTTCCACCTAATACACCACCAATAACTGCTCCTGATGCGAAACTTTCTAATGCTCTATCCCAAAAGTATGAATTGTCTATTTTGTCAGTTAAAACACTTTCAACACCACCAGAAAATACTTCTGCCATAAATTCTTCCATACCCTCTTCAAAACTTTTCTTTAATAGTTCTTTCCAAAACGGCTGACTTTTATCAAAAGGTATCTCGCCACTTGTTTTCATACCACCAAAATCTTCCAAGCCACTTTCTATAAAAGCATTTGTTAAAGCATAACTCATAGCATCATCTATACTTGAACCTCTATTAAGTGCTTCATCATAACTTTGTCCAAAGACAGATGAAAAGAAAGCAAATGAAGTCACAGACGATGGAACACCATACATACTTGCTACAATGTTAGGAACTAATCTTCCTATTTGATAAGACATAGAGTTTAGATTTCTTGAAACCCAAGTATCTTCACTCATTAAAACAGTATCATCTAATACGCCAGTTACATTTTGTTTTATCCATTTAGTCGCATTTGCTTTTGCTAAATCAAAGTCTTTTCGCCACTGCCAAACTCTATCATCTAATCCCTTTTCTGCTTCTTCTACACTTGTAGGAGTTTGAATATGTTGCGGTGTTTTTTGCCAATCTTTTTCAGTGTCAAAAGAACCCATAAAACCAGGTCCCCAAAAATCTTCTTCGTATAACCAATTATATCTGCCAATAGCAAGTTCATCTCGCTTTTGTTTTGCCCAATCTTCTGCTTCTTTGCTTATATCATATCCAAACCAACCAGCAACTAAATCAACTACACCAGCACCAACACTCATCATACCACTTGCAAATTGTTCGCCTGGTTCAAAAAAGATGTTAATTATATCTCTTTCAAGTTCCGCTGTCCATCCTACAAATCCATCGCCAAATCTTCCTTCGTGTCTAAATACTTCATAGACATTTTGAAGTAAACCAGTTCCAAGAGAAATTACACCACTTATACCATCTACCGCCCACTCAATAACGCCTTTTACCAAAGGGAATACTCCACCAGTTCCAACAGACAAAACAGTCCCCCAACCCTCTTTTCTTTTTTGCTCTCTTTCTTGTTTTCGTTTTAACTCAGCAAGTTGTTCTTGAAGTTGTTTTGAAAGATTAAACTGTTCATCTCTATAAGTAAAAAGAACAGCGTTTAACTTGTCTTTCGCATCTTGCGATAGCACTTGAAAACTCGGTTTATTATTTAACTCTGCTACTAATGCTTCAAAATCCATAGAAACACCCCTTTTTTTATTTTTTCTTTAAGTCAAACGCATATCCACAATAAATCGCTATATATTTGTCATTATACTTAAAAACTGATATTTTATTATATCTTTCTAATGATTTATTATTTTGTTCAATATAATCATTTAATTCATTTTCTTTGCCATTAAAATACTTATCAGCAAGTTTTTGCTTCGCTTCTTTGTAAAATACATTACTTTCTTTTGTGCCGTCTACAATATATTCTTCATTGTTTATTAAGATTTTGCCATCTTTTAAGTTTCCACGCTTTTCTTCAAACTTAACAAGTGAACTATTCGGGTCATCTTTTTCGCTTGGATAATAATTTACAAAATTAGGACCAGGAACAAAAGTAGCAGATACTTCTATATCAAATTGTTCTTTTTCTTTGTTATAATAAACTGTATCTGTTGTAGTGTTTCCTTGTGCGTTGCTATAAGATGTAGTAGGTGCTACTTGATTACCCTCATCATCTAACACATTATTAGCAGTTGGCTTGAAAAGTTCATCATCTTTTGTGATTATTCTAACTTCGTGTGCCTTAACCAAAGGTATAAAGTCGCCATTTGGATTTCTATAATATAAGTGCCCATTAAACGCAACTACATTATTACCAGTTGCTAAATTACGCTTGTTTAATTCTTCATAATAATCTGTTTCGCTATCAACAATATCATTACTTTCAACCCATACTTCACCTTTTGGATTTTTGAATTGTTTACCATTTTCCTTAAACTCATCAACATTATAATAACCAGATAAATCAAGATTTTCAGTAGAGTTTGTTATATCAACAATATCTTTCATTTCCCAATACTCTAATAAACTATTCTTTTCAGCATAGCCAATGTTCCCTTTTAATAATTCGCTATCTACATAGTTAGCCCAATCATTTTTAGAATCGTATTTAGAAGCGTTCTTCATCATAGAAGAAGCATAATCGCCGTATTGCTTTGTTAAAGCACCTGCTAAAAGTTCAGGGAATTGTTCGCCTAAATACATTTGGTTATCCTTGATATATTGTGGCAAGTCTTCAACATTACCAGTTGCTATTGTAGTGATTACTTCTTGTTGTTTTTTCTTTGTTTTTTCAGCATCATATAAAGACTTTAACATCTTTTCTCTTTGTGTTCCTTTTAATCCTTGTGCTTTGATATAATCATTAAACTCTTTATCAGTTTTCATATTAGCAATTTTCAAAATAGCATTAGCATCATCAAACTTATTAGTTTTTTCAAAGTAAGATAATAACCCACTTGTATCTATATAGCCACTCTTAAATCCTTGAATAATTTCTTCGTCTGATAACTTACCAGCAGTCATATCTTTTACGAACTCTGCCATTTTAGTTATCTCTTTACTTGCGTTATATGAAGATTTTAACATTTGTCTTTGCCCTTCGTTCAAACTATATTCACTTGCTACTCTTTCAAAAGACGCTCCATTATTCATTTCTTCTAACGCATCAGCAACTAAATCTTCACTTTTGCCTCTAAAATAATTTACTAAACCATCTGCTTCAATAATACCTTTTTTATAAAGCGACTTAAAGAAATCGTCTGGATTAGCACCATAGTTTCCTTCTGCCAATCTAATAACTAAATCTAAATTATCATCTTGTTCTTTTTCAAGATAACTTCTTTCTTGCTCTCCAAAAATTAGTTCGTAATACTTGTCTATTGGTATTTTATCTTTAATACTATTGATGTATTCCATCCTTGATAAACCGTCAGTATCGTCATTATTCAACTTGATAAGTGCTTCATTATAATTTTCAAGTTGTTCGTATGTTTTTTGCTCTTGCTCTATCGCCCAGTTAGTCATAAATAGGTCGGTTTCATAACCACGCTTTAACTCACTATATTCTAAATCATAGTTTTGTTTCAAGGTATCATAGTGCCTGTCAATATCAAACCTATTCTTTTGATATGAGCCATATAGGTCAAGAAGTTCGCCACTTACATCCCCAGTACCAGTATTAGAAGCGTATTCGCCCAAATACTTTTTAGATAACTCACGAGTATAGTAAGCATCTTCAATAGACTTTTGTTTTGCTTCATCTAAACTTGCTATCTTTTTTTCATAATCATTAAAAACATTTTGTAAGCCAGTTTCATACAAGTATTTTCTTGCTTGTAAGTTAGAGCCATAGATATTTGTTAAATTATCTTTTTTATCAGCCATCTGCTTTTACCTCCTCGTGTGTATTTATAAGAGGATTATCTATACTTTCCTCTTGTTTATTTTTTAATCCCCCCACATCGCCAAAAATAGCGCGTGTTCTTGTGCCATCTTTCAATTCTACTTGCTTATACTTGCCAATAAAATCTTCCTTGATATTAAAGAACTCATTTAATAAATCGGCTTTTGCTATATATCTTTGTCTTAATGTATTGTTAGCATAATCGTTTCCTAATACATTTGCTGTTATAAAACTCATAAATACTACAAAGCCATAAGTAATACCTAATACCCACTCGCCTAATACAAAACCAAATATCACTGTTAAACCAGATAAGAAACTTGATGTAATCTTTTGAACTACATTTCGAATAAAGAACTTTCTCTTACTTTCTTCTGGTGCTGTTGGTAGTAAACTAACTGTATAACCCCTTATTCTTCCTTCTTGAAGTAAATCGCTTGGTGTAATCCTTTTGACCTTTATTTTCCTTATTTTATCAAGTTTTTTCTTTTGCCAGTCTGCTAACTTATCATAATCAAACTCTTTGCTATTATAATACGAATAACTTATATCAGCACTTTCTACAATAGACCGTTTTTTACTTTCGTATGCTTGTTGATTTTTATATCTACAAAAGTCGCCCAAGTATTGTGTATAATCTGCTACTCTTTCCTTTGACTTTTGATAAGTTGCCAAAGTTTTAATGAATTTAGTTGAGTTCATTGTTGAGTTAATTGATGTTGTATAGTTTGTTTGACTTACCGTCACTGATACTACAATAGTTATTGCTGTTAAAATATAAAATGTTGCTGATTTTAATACATAATCAATACCACCATCGTAAGCAAAATACCACTCCTCTATCTCGCCTAACTCATTTTTTTCTTTAATAACAAAATAGTATTCTTCGCCTTTATAATAAATTAAATCTACTTTTTCTTCTGGGAAAAGTTCAGTAGGATGTTGGCTTCGCCACCCCTCAATTAAATGTGCGTTTATTTTATTAGGTGCTTTTATTTCTTTTGTCGGCTCTAAACTTGATACAATAAATACTAATGCTATACCAACAAAAGCAATAATAACACCTAAAAATGTAGAGATAAAAGTCTTAAACCCATCCCATTTATCATATACACTGGTCATTTTATCAGCATATTGTCTTTCTTTATCATTATACGCTTCCATCTAACTCATCTCTAACTTTCTTTCTTACTTTTTCTTTTCTAATCTCTTGTGCTATTTCGTGGTCATCTTCTGCCCTTTCTCTTGCTCTATTTGAAAGTGGCGTGAATATAACCTCATCAAAAAACGCACCTACAAAAGCACCTACTAACGCACATAAAGTTGCTTCTATTACTGAATATACAAGCCATAAAATAATCGTTGTGATTAAAATAGGTAGCATTACCTTGCCTTTTAATTGCTCTTTATTCTTCTTCCAAAATACCCAAACAAAAACTAATATCGCAATAAGTAAAGGAAATGCTATCGCTAAATTGACCTTTACTGTGTCTGGATTAACTACAATAAAATGTTCTAAATCGTTCTTAAAGTTTTGCCAATCAATTAAACTTTCATAAACTATAAAACCAGATAAGGTTGTTAGACCTATACCTGTTGTTCCTAACGCACGATATACCTTACTTCGTAGTTTATAGTTCTTTGGCTTTTTCTCTTTCTGCTTCTTCATAATTTTCCACCTTTAATGTTTGCTCAATAATCGCAAGTAAGTTTTCTTTGCCAATAACTTTTTCTTGTTCTAATAACGCTACCTTAAATGCGTCTAAATCAGTAGAAATAAGTTCTGGGTATTTTTGTAAGTCTTGCTTTTCCATATTGACTTTATCAACTACGATTTTAGCAATACCATTTCTAATTAAGTCTGGATTTTTACCAACTAAAATACTTACTAAATCAAGCATTACCATAAATGCTTTTTGATTTTGATTTTGCATTTGTTCTACACTTGCTATTCTTTCATCAAAGCCATCAACTTTTGTTTCAATTTTTTCCAAAGAATAATCAACTCTAACAATAGTTTTGTCAATTTTTTCAGTCGCATAATCTAAAACATTATCAACTTTAATTGTGATTTCTTTTGTAATTTTATCTTCTGATGATACAACTTGTTCTTTGAAAGTGATGATTTGATTTTTCATTTTCGCAATGTTAATTAGTAAAACATTAAGCGTTAAAACTATCTGTGGTATATTAGCAATAATGTTTTCCAAAATGCTTTTACCAAAATTACTCCAATCCATAAACAATATACTCCTTTCCTTTTTGCTTATTATATTTTGCTATTAGTTTTTTCAATTTCTTTTCTTGTTTGATTTTTGCCCTTAACTCTCTTTTTATCTTTCGTTTTTCTCTTGCAAGTCTTGATTTCTCTTTTTCTTTTCTAATTTCATCTTTCCAATAAGCTTTGATATCTTTCCAACCCATAGACTTTTTATCTCTAAAAACATATCTTTGTAGGACAAGTGCTGTTGAAACAATTAAAAGCCACATTGGCAAAGGACCAGCCCAAAACAAAACAACAGTTGTGCCAGTTGAATATAGCCAAGCATTACCAAAGATAATACCTATTACAACAAAAGCAATAGCCCAACCGACATAAAGACTAAATGAGATAATAAACGAAACAATACCTTTCCAGGATGTAAAAAACCTTTTAATAAACTGCCATATTCCTTTGAAAAAAGTTATTAAATAACTTATTAGCCACCTAATCATAAAGCATTATTCCTCTTAGCATTTGCTCTTTTGCTTTTTGTTCTGGTTCTGGTATTTGCTGGTAGTTTTCTATCGTATCGTTAGGTGCTACATAGATAACACTTCCTAAAATAAAATCTGGTGTATCTTTTCTAACCCATACAAAACCCTCTTGTGCTGTATATTTAGTTGCGATTATATCTTTCATTTTCTTTCCTCTTTATTTTTGGTCTGATTTACAATCATAGATGTTGTAGCATTGAGACCAGTGAATTGCTACTAATATTAATAATTGTTTTTTCATAATTACGCTTCAAACAAAACATCAACTTTGCCAGTTGCACTCAAAGATATATTTTCCTTAGCATAACCATATCTGCCAGCGAGACCAGATAATAAATTATTGGCTTTATATGCCAAAGGTGTGCCATATAACACTCCATAAGCAGTTATATATGGTGATTCCTCATGTGCAACTGCAAGTCTTGTTCCGTCATGATTAAATGCACAACCATAACCGTTGCCTGCAGGAAGTGTTGTAGGATTTGATAATTTTGTATATGGTGTTGTAGTTGTGTCATATATTGTTATATATGGTGATGACCAATGTGCAACTGCAAGTCTTGTTCCGTTATGATTAAATGCACAACCACGACCGTAGCTTGGAGGAAGTGTTGTAGGATTTGATAATTTTGTATATGGTGTTGTAGTTGTGTCATATATTGTTATATATGGTGAGTCCCAATGTACAACTGCAAGTCTTGTTCCGTTATGATTAAATGCACAACCACGACCGTTGCCTGCAGGAAGTGTTGTAGGATTTGATAATTTTGTATATGGTGTTGTAGTTGTGTCATATATTGTTATATATGGTGAAGAGGAATGTGCAACTGCAAGTCTTGTTCCGTCATGATTAAATGCACAACCACAACCGGTGCTTGCAGGAAGTGTTGTAGGATTTGATAATTTTGTATATGGTGTTGTAGTTGTGTCATATATTGTTATATATGGTGATCCCTCATGTGCAACTGCAAGTCTTGTTCCGTTATGATTAAATGCACAACCATAAGAACCATAAGTGGAGTTTGGAGGAAGTGTTGTAGGATTTGATAATTTTGTATAATATGGTGTTGCAGTTGTGTCATATATTGTTATATATGGTGATCCCCTATGTGCAACTGCAAGTCTTGTTCCGTTATGATTAAATGCACAACCCCAACCGTCACCTGTAGGAAGTGTTGTAGGATCTGTTAATTTTGTATATGGTGTTGTAGTTGTGTCATATATTGTTATATATGGTGATCCCTTATGTGCAACTGCAAGTCTTGTTCCGTCATGATTAAATGCACAACCATTAGCGTCGCTTGCAGGAAGTGTTGTAGGAGTTGTTTCTACGGATATTCCTGTTGTTCCGGCAGTAACTCTGACAGTGTCGCCTTTATTTATGTTGGCTTGTGCGATTACATCAATTTCATTAGCTCCAGTTATTTCTGCACCGCCACCTGTTTCTAATAAGTTAATGGTTTCTTGTAGATTTGTTACTTCACTTATAGGGTGTTCGTGGTTTGTTGGTGTAAAGGTTGTTGGTTTGTTGGGAATACCATACCAGTCAGCATTTTGTAGCAAAACGCTTTCAAAATCACTACCAGTTTTTTTATATAATTGTATTTTAATATCTGCCATAAAATTATATCTCCAATCTTATGACTTTAATACAGCGACAATACAACCCTCCGCTACATCAGCAACTGGTGGTAAAGCTGCATAATATCTTAATCCACCCCACCAATCTATAGCTTGTTTTGTTTTCTTTGGTGTCATGGCTAAAGTATCATTTGTATCTACTTGCATTTCAGCTGTTGTTGCTATTTCAATAAACCCACTAACTGCTTCACTTGCATTCCTCATTTCTTTAGCTGTAATATGTCCTTGTGCGTTTACTGTGAAATAATTGCCACTTCCAGCTGTTACTCCACTTTCATGGTGTAATGCTGTAATTAGTCCTGTTAATTGTGCGTATAATGTAGATGCTTTAACTGCATTATGATTATTCACATCAATTTCAGTCGCCCATTTTACTACACCATGATTTGTATCACTTGCAAAAGGATATGTATTGTTTACTACATCTATTTTTAATGTTAATTTAGCATTATCAATTCCAGTCTTTTCTAAAAATGTTGTAGTTGAAATAACCATCCAATCGCCAGCTTCTAAATCTAAATAAGTATAATTACCACTTGTTAGAATATCATCAGCACTTACTGTTGTTAAGTTAAAATCTACATCTACTGGTCCTATTGTTCCACCTGCATTGATTTGAAAATTACTCATTTGCACTGTCATTGTATTTGGTGCTATGAAATAATTACCTCTTATTTGGTAAAATGCATCACTTACAAATTGCGTGAAATTATATAAGCTCCAAAAACTTTCAAATGTCGTTTGGCTTGGGAAGTTATCATTATCAAATGCAATTCCACCACCATATCTCATTCCACCAGTAATCCAAAGTGGTAATAATGCTGTGTTAATAACACTATCACTATTTAATAACCCCTCTACTGAGTTAATATCAGTTTCCACAAGCAGCCTATCAAAACCATTACTTGCATTTTTCTTATGTAATTCTACTCTAATATCAGCCATTATTTTTTAACCTCTTTCCCTTTTTTTCTTTGTGTTTTGTTTTGCCTATATAAATTAAAATCTTCCCATATTTCATTTCTTGAAAAATTATTTCTTTCTAATAATGCTTGTTGGTCTTTTAGATTATAAGCAAATATATCAGTCATAGATAAAAACTTCCTTTCTAAAAATGCTATATCAGCTTTTAACTGTTCGTTTTCTTCTTTTAATTCTTCAACATCTTCAGTTTTTATCTTAACTTCTAAATCAATAATCTTTTTGTTTAGATCATTGATTTTGTCTTGTGTTTTTACTAAATCATTTGTAAGTTTAGTAATCTCTTCATCTTTCGCATCAACTGCACTTGCTAAATGTGACTGCCTCTCAATTGTTGCGTTTTGTTCCTTAATGGTTTTTTCTCGCAACTTTAATTCCTCTTTTAATTTAGCAATTTCACTGTTTTTTGTCTCTTCCAACTTAGCTATTTCTTGATCCTTACTTTCAACAGCTGCTGCTAAATGTTCTTGTTCCACCAGCAATGCTATTAGCTCTGGTTTTTTTAATTCCTCATACTTTTTTCCCATAAATACCTCATTTCTTTTATTTTTCTTTTATGTAAAGTGGAGCTTTTATAATAGAATTATCCTGTTTAATATAAATAACACCACCAGCTACACCACTTTCTTTTATATCTTCAAGTTCTCTTTTAGTTTGCTCTAACTCCTCTATTAAAAAACTTAAAGTATCATTTCCAGTTGCTACTGCCTCATATATTGCAACTACCATATTTATCGGTCTTGAGAAAATAAGTTCATTATCAAAATACTTCTCATACCTTATTGTGATTTGTAATGCTCCAGCTATAGCTGTTAGCTCTTCAATATCAAGTATGAATTCTCTATACTTAATACCATTTTCATCTTCTACTAATGCTACATTAAACCCACCAATAACCATATTGTCTGCTCTCTTAAATGAGATATTAACAACATAATCAGCACTATCATTTACATAATAAAACTTTAATTTCTTAACACCAATTTCAGTAGCTATAATTAGCTTATCATCTGGCTCATCTATTTTGTCAATGATATTGAAATTACTATCTATTCTTATAATCATAAAATCACCTAATTTTTATTGGCAGTAAATAACCAGATCATGTGTATTGTTATTGGAATATCTACTGCTGTTACATCTATTGCCATTATTTACCTCCCTCTTGTAAAGCTATAATTTCTTGTTTCAACTGTTCTACTTCTAATTTGAGAGTTTCATAATCTTGATAAAACTCTTCAAATGCATCTTCTACTTCTTGTTTAGCAACTAAAGCTTGTTGATCTACATATCTCATCATAGCATTAATTACACTTGATCTCGGCGTGTAAAAGCTTACTGCATCATAGATATGAAAGACTATCATACCATTAATTCTTTGTTTAATCTTTCTTAAATTACTGTCAAACTTACTATAAACTATACTGATTTGTATCGCACCATTAAGCTGTGTCACATCATCATATAAAGTTAGTTTCTTTCCCCAATATAGATTACCATTTAGATCTATTTGGTTAGCTAACTTTTCTAAAATAACATCACCCACAATTAAGCCATCTGGTCTTTTAATGTTCGCATAAGTTTCATATTCGCTTGCTTCTACATTGTCAAAATCAGCTAAAATATAAATCTCAATACCACTTGAGCCAGCTGGGAAATCAAATAAGTTCTTTTCCTTAATCTTCCCATATTGATTAAATACAATATAGTTATGTTGTTCTTTATCTAATACAATATTTGGCATATAAACCCCCTTAATACCTTAATGTTTTCTTATCGTGAAAATTATTATTAAATCCCAATACTAATCTTCTATCATTTCCAATGCATATTGCAAAGCTTTTATAATTTGCTACATCTTCATCTAAACCAGTGATTTCTATTAAACCAGCATCAGTTATAGTTGCGTTAAATTGTTCTAACCCTTTCGCAAATCTATCACCATCTCTATAATCTAATGTCTTACTTGCATAAATCTTAAAATTACTATTTGACCTACCTACTAAATTAAATACATTGATAAACTCTGGACCAATTATTACTTCTTCACTACTTAAAAACTCTAATTGATAAGTAAAAGTAATGTGTTCTAACCTGTCTTTTTGCACTTTTAATAGTAAATTATTACTCTTATAATCATAATAATCAGCTATATCATTTGCTCTAACCTTTGGTAAGTTCTCTAAATGTTCCATTAAATCGGCTAAATCGGTTGTTGAATAGTTAGGTTCATCATAGTTATTACTTAAAAATTGTATAGATATATTTTCTGCCTCGCCATTACTATCTACATAAGAGTTAAACCCTACCTTAAAACCACCTAATGTTGAAACATCTTTCGTATAACCTGCACTATAATTATCTAAAAACCCAAAGTTATAGATAACGCTATTTTTTACCTTTACTGGTGTTATATTATAAATAAAATGCACCCCATTAGCAAATAAATAACCATTTAGCTTTGGTGGTTCTAATCTATGAATTAAACTATTCTTTAATAGTGTTGTTAGTTGATTTAAGTTAAATAATGTATTAGTTCCATAATTAGTATTTGTTAGGTTAAACACTACTTTATCATGCACTAATATATCACGTGTGATTGTTTTATCTATTGGGTTCTTAAAGATTTGTCTTTCCCTTGATAATTTCTCTGGTATTTCTGGAATATAATCAGCTTCTAAAACAATATGATCTTTAACATGTTCTTTATAAAACCCTTTTTCTCGTTCAATAACAGTATAAAGTTTATTCTCATACCAAAATCTATCACCAACTAAAATCTCATTTAAGTCTTGAAAATAATTAGCCACTAATATATCAGCTTCTAATCTCTTATTACCTTGACTTTTTGTGATATTAAACATTTTATCTGCAAATCTATCACTGTCAATTAAGCTTTCATTTGGACTTACTAATATAGTTCCTAAATCATTATTAGCTTTAGTAAACTTATAATGTTGGTCTATATAGGCATAGTATTTAGCTCTAAATAAAAAGTTTTGATAGTTCCAGATATCAGTTTCTAACTCATTACCGTTTTTATCGATAATCTTATAATTTAAGACATCATATTCCCCCATAAATGAGCTGTCTTGCATTAAAGCTACTTGCCTTGCTAAAAATGCATTATGTGTTCTATTTTCTATCTTTATTCCAATTACAATTCCAACATCTTCCAAACAATACATATATTTTTCTTTTCTCTTATATGGTATTTTATATCTTTGGTCGCTTTCATTTGTTAAGTTATAAATATCTTCTTCTACAAAACTATCAGTTAAATCTAATACTTCATACCTTTGCACTATCATTGTGTCATATTGTAATGGATCACTATGTGATAAAGTCCATTTTACTTTTACTAACACTTCAAACTTTTCCATATGTTCGATAGGTTTATCAAAACAATAATAATAATCTTGACTTGTTAATATATCAGCTTCTTTTGGCTTAAACACTCGCCAATTATCTTGAATAGGACTTTGCGTTATTACCTCATTTACATAAGTTTCATAAGTATTTGCTATACCATTAGCACTTTCTATTTCTTTAAGCCCTTTTAATGTAAAATGCTCTAATAGGTTAATATCTTTAATAGCTTTATTTTCATAAGATAATAGCTTGTAATCTAAATAAATAATACCATTTTCTTTTTTTAATACTTTTATTCTTGCATTTTTAAGTAAAAGTAAATCATCTAATACTTCTCTTAACAATACTGGTTTATTATAAACAAAATCTTCCCCAGTTGTATTTGCTATTAAACTTGCTAAATTACTTGATACATTAAACTTACTTTGAGGGTTCACACCTCTTTTAATAATGGCTTTGTCTAACACTTTGGAAAAGATTTGTTGAAGTGTGTTCATGCTATTTGTAAACGCACAAGGAGGCAGTGTTATTCTTTCTAATATCTTAGTAGGTTCTACCAAAATAGCAGTTATTTTCCAATAATATGGATGCATCTTGGTAAATAACTCTCTTTCTAAATGCCACACTAAAAAAGGTGTTTTATCTCTAAATGTTCCCTCAACTTCTCGTTGTATCTCTATAATATCATTTACTTTTAACAAGTTTTTATTATTATGACTAACTAAAAATATAACTATCTTGTTCTCTAATTCATCTGTGATAGTTTCCTTAAATGTAAAACCACTTTCTAACTTGATTCTATCGTTAGCTTGTTCTACACCATTTATTAGTATTTTAATTTCTACCATATTAAACTACCACCCTTTTATTGTTGTTATTCCAACCCTCTCTTGCATCATTGATGCTCTTGTTTTGCTCTTATTTAGTCTTATTGAAGTTGTTGCTATTTTAGTTGCATATTTTACACCCACTGCAGCTACTCCAAGCCAGCCACCTTTTGCTATCATAAATATATCGCCAGCTATACCAGTTATATCTTCTATTGCCTCTTGTCCTACATAATCGCCAGTTAGTTCCCCATAATTTGATAAGCTATATTTAACTGCATCAGTTCCTACCTTAAATGCTAACATTTGAGCTACATTTTGCGTTGTTGATTGCTTTTTATTTATTTTCCCCTCTTGAGAAGATAAATTACCTTGTGGCGAATAACTGGTCTCTTCATAAGCACCAGAGCCACCATCTTTTGTTAATCTTATTACATATGTTTTTTCATTAGCCATATTAAATACCTCTAATTTTCAATATCGATAGCTGTTAAAACAAAGCTTACAATGTTGTCATTATTTGCACTATCTTTTTCTATTTGTATATTGGCTATATTGCATAATAAAGTATATTCAATAGGACTTGAAGTTAAAGGGTTATAAACCACTTTATAAATCGGTTTCCAAACATAAGGTGTAACACCATCTTCAAACATAACCATATGATAATAATTCATATCTAAAAACTTTCTTGAAACATTACTATTAGTTAGTAAAAACCTACCACTAAAAGTTATGATTGCACTTTCATTAAATGATATTGCAGCTGGTGTATTGATTGGGTTAAATGCCACTTGTTGCATTTGATATGTTCCGCTTGGATCTATAATATCTACAATCTCATTATCTATGTAATGTAAGCTACCAATAATAGTTCCTTTTGAATAGCTTAAAACACCAGTCATTATTAGACTTGTCCTTGATTCAGTTCCTATTTGCTGATAAGGGTTCATAATCATTGGTGTTTGATAGTTATGCCATACATTATAATCACTTGCTACATAAACATCATTTTCCAACACTTCTACATTTTCTAATATAGTTATTTTTTTAGAGTATTCAGTAAATAGGTTATATAAAACTTGATATGTCTTATCAAAGTTATCACTTTCACTTAAAGCTGTGATTGTTAAAGTCTGGTTTATTCTATCTTGTGTGTTTACTTGTTTACTTCCACTACCAAACTTTACATACACTCTAATTTCGGTTTTAAGAGGTTTGATTTGTGGGCTTTGTGTTGATTCATCTATTACCTTTAAATCATAACCAGAGGGCAAATAACCACTTAATTCTTGTTCTAACCACTCGATATATCGTTTCTTAAAGTTCACGCAAATACACCCCCCTTATATTTTGTAGCTAAAAAGCTAACAACTCCAGTCATTAAAATGCTTGTTCTACTTTCAGTTCCTATTTGTTGATAAGGTTTAGTTGTAGCTGGTGTTGAGTATTTATGCCAAACATTAAAATCATATTCTTTATATTCATCTTCTTCCAATACTTCTACATTTTTTAATATAGTTAGCTTATTACTAAAATCATTAAAAAAGTTTTCTAATACCTTTTTAGTAATAGTAAAACCATCACTTTCACTTAAAGCTTCAATTGTAATTGGAAGATCTATTCTATCTGTAATACTTGGTTGTTTATTACCCCAGCCAAATCTAACATAAACTCTTATATCAGTTTTATTTGGTATTGTATGTGGTTTTTGCGTAGCTTCTTCAATTACTTTTAAGTTATAACCACTTTTCAAATAACCTTTAAGTTCTTTTTCAAACCATTCAATGTATCTTTCGTTAAAGTTCACGCAAATACACCCCCTTATATTTTGCAGCTAAAGCTAATAAACATTGTTCTAATGTAGCATCAAACCAACCCTCATTAGGATTTTTTCCACCAAATTTAAAACTTTTTAACCTTGATTTGTCAGTTTCAGTTCTTTTCCTACCACTTGGGAAATACTCTAAATTGATTGGTGGATTCCATACCATATTAGTATAAACTGCATAATCTACTATCTCATTACCTACCAAGATTTCTATTGTATTATTATCTAATACATTAAAACCTATACTGCTTGCTAAAGCTCCAGTATCTTTTGGCACTGCACCAAGTAATGCACCTACAATCATTTTAGCTTCATTCATAAGATTAATTTCTGCCATAGCTATTTTACCTCTTTACCTAAAGCTATTATTGTTTTAATTAAAGGTCTTGTTGTAATACCGATTTGCCTTTCTTCTGGCTTTACGACTATATTCTCAACATTATACAACTTGCCTAAATACTCTACTGTATCTAATCTCTTAATATCATTTTGTTTTAAATCTCTTGTTTCAATAACCACATTTCCAAGTGTAGTATTGTAATTATCTACAAAGAAATGACTTTCCTTGTAATCTTGTATAACTCTTGCATAAAAAACTATTGGCTTGCTATTTGTAAGTCTTGCAATTCTATCTTCATTATTTGTGATAGTTTCAAAAACTTTACACCTAATTCTATATCTTGAGCTTGTATTTCTTGCATCTCTACCCATAATTACACCTTAAAAACAATCTTTATCTTGACAATGTGGATTATAGCCATAGCTTAAGTTTCTTATTCTTAAGCCAATTCTTCTTAAGTTTTCTTTTATGTAGTTCGGAAAACGCATATTTTCAAGCTCACTTTGAGAAACATTAGATCCATTTTCTAAACTATAACCACTCTCACGATATAGATCACCGTTTGTTAAATAATACATACCATAGTCACAAATAGCCCTTTTAATTGCTTGTTTTTGCCTTTCGCTAAAGTTTTCACTGTCATATTTATCAAACCTAACAAAAATCTCATCATAAACTCTATCAGTCCATAGATTAATTGTTGTAACTACTTTGTCGGTATCTCTATCGTTTGATGGAAGTTCAATACTTAAATCTCTACCAGAATAAGTTAAAAACTCTTCCCTTGTAATTGTGATTAATTCATTTGCCATAATTTTTTATGTCCTTTCTTTCAAATTCGTAAAAAGATAAAGGGTAAGCTTTAACACCTACCCTTTATGTAGTGTTAATAATTTTTATATGTGTTTATGAAAAATTATTGAAAAAATGTTAATTAAATTAAAGCTTTAATTATGCTTTATGACTTAAATAAACACCAACAGCTTTATTCTTTGGAACAAAGATATCGTGATAAATTCTATAATTAAACTTCCATGCATCTTTATCTTGAACTACTTCAGGACTAAATGCTCTTACTGGATTATGCTTTTTAACTGGAATTGATGCCGCATCATATACTGCTAAAATGTTAATATCTTTAGCATCTTCAGTTGGTGTAAAGCCATAACTAAAAGTATAAGCTGTCTTAAAACGCTTTGGTGGCACTACGATAATAGGGTTTCCATTAAAAGTGTTTACCTTTAATTTAATGTCGCCACTTTCAAATTCAGTTACATCTACTAATTTTGAAAGTTCAATATTTATTTTAATTAATCTTGAAAGTTCAGTTGAAATGAAGTAAATAACTCTATCAGTTGGAACCTCATTATCTTCAAAGTATTTTTCAATATCGGCAAACCTCGCAATTACTTGGTTAGCTGTAATTGTTTCGGCTTTAGTTCCAGCTGTTGTTGCTTTTGATGCGAGTGTTGACAATCTGTAAGCATCTACTTCTGGAATTACTTGCGTTCTTTCAAATGTTTTCATTGCGTTTAATACTACAAGTCCACCACTTTCTTCATCATCCATTGCATCTATTGAGAATTGTCTGCCTCTATCCATTGTTAATGTGTGTGGTGTGAATGTAATATTAATGTCGCCAGCTGCAAATCCATTTGCTCTTGAATAATCACTTAATGTATCTAATTGTATGTCTGGAATGTTTACTGTTTTTGCGTTAATAAAGTCTAATTTATAACCGCCTGGTCTTGCTACTTCTAAAATACCAGTAACTGATTCTTTCACAAACAACTCATCTAATTGTTCGTGTAGGTATTTTGTAATTGTTTGAATGTTATTTGCCATAAAATAATTTCCCTCCTATTTCTTATGCTTTGTCAAATATTTTTTTAAATGCTGCTCTTTCATCAAGTGCTGGTGGAGTATTATCACCGCTTGCTCCCATCCTTGCTTGACCTTGTAAAACCTCTTCTGGAGATTTTAGCCAAGCTGGTTGATGAGCTGCTACTTCTTTTAAGTTAGCTTCGTTTACTTCCAACCCTTTACCTTTTGTTAAAGCAATCAAATCATCTACATATAGAGGATTTACTAATGTTGCTGCCACCTCTCGAGCTTTCAATGCTTGATTTTCAACTTGTAAAGCTGCAATTTGGTCTTGTAAAGACTTTTCAGCTTTACGTGCTCCCTCAGCATATTTATTCTTTAATAGTTCTTCATACTCAGTTTTTGGTAGAGTAATCGTTTCTATTTCTGGCTCTTCAGTTTTAGCTGGTTTTTGTTCGCCCTCTTTTGCTTCCTTTTCCTCAGGAGTTTCATCAGTTTTAGCTGGTTCACCCCCATCTTCTTTAGCTTTCTTTTCGGCTTCTTCTTCAGCTTTTAATGCTGCAAGTTCTTCCTCACTTAAAGCTGCCTTTTCTTCTTCAGTTAACTCTGAATACTTTTTCTTTTTTGTTGCCATTTAATACTCCTTTTACAACTAACCTTGTTATTTGGCTTTAAGGTTCAAGTTGTCTTTGCTTTTTTACAAGAAACATAACTTGTATTTTTACTTGCTTTTTTATACGAGAAACATAACTCGAATATAATCAGTCTTTTTATGGACTTATTACCTTTATTGTTTTTCAATACCTAATTGTTCTTTCTTATAATCTCTAACTAATACACCCCTATTAGCATTGATTAAAGCTCTTTGTTTTGCTTGATAATAAGCTATATTGTTTTTAACTTTCATAATCTCACTATCAGCTGTATCGTTTTTCGTTTTAGCTTTGAAAGTTTCTAAATGATTTAATTTTTCCTTATTTTCTCTTATTTTGCGTTCATTTCTTCGCTGCTCTTGTAAAGCTGCATATCTTTTTTTTGTTAGTTCTTTATCTTCACTAGTCATTGGTTTTTCAGTTTTAAGCTCTTTATGTAGTTCCTTTAACGATTTCTTTAATGCTTGTTCTATCGTTATTGGTGTGAAATAATGCCTACAATTCGGTCTTGTTGTAAAATAAACTGGCTTTCCTATAACCCATTCCATAGTCTTTATATCTTTTTTAGTTATAAAGTCTTGTATTTCGGCTATCTTTTCTGGTTTTATAAATCTTTGCCAGTTCTCTTTAACATAAATCTTCCCTTGATAATCTACATGGTCATCAGCACAATCAGCATGAGAAGATGCTAAAAAGAATATAATGCCTAAATTATCGGTTGAGTCTTTAAGTTTTTGTGTAGCTATATTTTGTAGTGTTGTCCTTAAGTTCATTTCAAGATAAGATCTAATTCCCATCTTTCTCCCATTAGCATACTTTACAAAGAAACCTAAATTATTTTTTTTAGCTATTAGATCCAATATATTTTCTTCTGTTGTCTTAATCGGTATTTTTGCTCCACCAATAATAGCCATATTTTCATCAGTTCCAACGATATATTGCTTCAAGATTTTAGCGGCACAATTTTCAGCATTTATTTTATTTATAAAAAAGCTATGTCTATCAGTTGCAAACTTAACTACTGACTTAACCATATTGTCATTAAACTCATTCATTTCTTCATAATAAATTGCATAAGGTTCAGCATTAGTATCAGCTGTATCATTAAGCATTCCCCCCATAACTGCAATACTTTCATCTACTGCATTTTGTGAGTTAGTCATTATTTTTTCTTTATGTTCTTTCACAACCTTATCAATAGTTTTTTTATAATTCTTTAAGTCTTTAAGCTGTTTTTCATACCACTCATCAGTTTTAGTATAATTTGTTAAAGCTTTAATCTCATGTTCATTTAACTCGTTAAATAATAATTCCCAATCTTTAATCAGTCTATCGGTTAAATAAACCCATTTCCTTGCACCTACCATAACTTATCACTACTAACCTTCAATGTTGAATAAATCGTATGGTTCTTCATCTGGTGCATTATATGCCGATTGTCTTTCTTCTAACTTTTTGATTTCTTCTTCTTTTTCCTCTTCGGTTAATGAGTCTCCCCAAAGCTCGTTAACATATTGTTTAGCACTCATTGCACCACTTGCGAATACTGGTGCTAATACTGCAAGCTTACTATCGAAACTTGGATTAGCATATTCTGGATAATTAACAAAGATTTCATAATCTTCTTTAGCTTGGGCTTTATTTCCTTGACTGTTAAAATATACCTTTAATAATAAATTACATAATTTTTCAATTGTTTCAGTTTGAAAATCAATTAAATCATCACGAGTTATCATCGTTACCTTTTCTTTTTCTCTTTGAGCTGTTGCATTATTATCTCTTGCTAAATCAATTCCTAATGTTGCAGGGCTTAAAATACCAGCTAAGATATTATGTAAAATCTCTAATGCTTGACTTGAATACTGCTCGAAGTTCAATACTGGTTGTTTTGTCTCAATCATTGCTTGATTTACACCAGTTGCAGAGTTCAAATCGTTTTTATAAACAAATACTTTTCTTTCAAAAGTATTAAACTTTTTCCTGTTCCCCTCATCATCATATTCCATTAATTCTTCTGGTAAATAATCTACTGGTGCTGATCTACGAGTTGTTGTTGAGCTCATTGATAAGTTTTGGTCTAAATCATCAAGTAAATCATATTTACTGCTAAACATTCCCTTACCTCTACCAGTTGTCTTATCAAGCTTGTAGATTGTTGGCACAGCTATAAATTGATTAAAACACTCATAACTTGTTTTTTCTAAACCTTTTGTTTTTTCAGTGGTTTTTAAATCTACATGTTGTTTAACTTGCCCTTTCTCATTTGCAAGCTCGTATAGATTATATTCAATTGTTGCAATTCTTTTTTTAGTTTTTGTTTTTTCATCTTCTTCTAAGGTTGTTGTTCTTATTTCTTCAAGCATATAAGTTTTATTATCTTCAACAAAATATATTTTCCTTTTGACAGCAACAACTCTATTTTCTTTATATTCAAACTCGATATTTCTGCCATCACTAAAAACTATCATTGGAAAGTCACTTATTGATTTATCATAATTGATGAAAAAAGCACCATCACCAACTGCTAACATATATGGTAATTGGTCTTGATCCATTAGAGTTTGAAAATTATTATCTTTCAAGATTTCATTAAGTAAATCAGTTAAAACTAAATCTTCTACAATCTCATAGTTTTTAGTTTGTTCGTTCAATACTTTTTTATTTACTTTGATTTCTGGTTTCCCAATAATGCTAATTAAAGTGTCAATAATCGCATGAGGTAAGCCAGAATGAGTAGTTTTTGTTTGTGGTTCAGCTGCAACTACTTTCCAAAAATAGCTTTGATTTGCTGTAAAAAAATCAGCACTTGGATTAGGCAAATTAGTAAGATTTTGAGTATAAAACCTTTTTAAGTTTTCACTTTTGCCCTCATACCAAATTGCACCCTCTTCTTGTCTATATCGTTGGTCTATATTAAACCCATAATCATTATTGTGTCTATTGCGTAAAATCTTGCTTTCAAAACTCATAATCTTTTCCTTTCTTCATCTCGCATAATGTTATCGTTTAGCTCAGTAATAAATGGTGTTATCGTATAACACAAGCTATCATAATCATCCATTGCATCTTGATTTTCATCTAATGGCAAATTGTCTTTAGGATTATAAACAAGCGTTTTAAGCTGTCTTATTAGTTCTCTACCCTCACTGTTATTGATAAATCTTATTCTTCTTAAATTGAATAATAACAATAATGTCATCAGTCTTGAGTGTCTATCAGCATCAGTTGCTTTATCAGTTGTTTTAGTTGAGTTTTTGCCATATTTAATAGCTAATCGCACCTTTAAGTTTATGCCTCTATTAACTAATTCTTTTCTAATTGTTGGTAGTAAAACATTAACTGCACCGTAGCCATCTATGTAAACTGCATCTATTTTAATTGGTGTTAGCACTTGCTTATACCATTTTTCTATAAAATCGCATATTTCAACAACTAAAGCTACTGCTTCTTCACTGATTAATTTTTTTCTTCCTAAAACATCTAGCTGTTGAAACTGCCTATGAAAACCAGTAAATGTTATTCGTGTTCCCTTTTTTTCTTGGTTTCCCCCTAAGTCCACTCCAAATACATATTTAGTATAAGCATCAGTCTTGAATAGATATTCAATATCATCCATTATGACTTTTTGAGCTCGATAAATATATTCGCTTGACTTACTTAAATAACTATCATCAAGCATTTTAAAGATTACTCCCTCACTTACACCACGCAAGCCAAGTATTTTACTTGCATAATAAAAGCTATCTTTAGGGTAAAGTGATTTAAACAAATCTACTTTATCTTGAGTCATTATTGGGTTATCATTAAAATTAAAATGCCAGTATATAGCTCCTTTAATTTTTTCATCAGCATTTGCTAAATCTTCTAAAATTGGTTTTGGTATATCATGTTCCCATTTCTTAAGCGGAATTGATTTGTTGATATAACTCGTATAGATCTCTTTATCTGGATTGTCTGGGTTAAGTGTTGCACCAAGCCAAAAACCATCAACTGCAATTAAAGATCTAAATACTTCATTAACAAAATTAACATCAGCTATATTAATCTCATCAATAATACCACCGCCAAGTGTAGATCCTAATACTGTTTGCCATCTTGCTTTATCCTTAAAACCAAAGATATAAATTATCTTTTCTCGGCCAAGAGTATCAGTAAAGACTAAATGACTACCATATCTTGTATTAGTTCCCTCTCTCGCACAACCTCTAAATAATGCTAAAAAACCATTTTTCTCATCTACTACATTTCGCCTTGCTACACCTTGAGTTGCTCCAGCTATAAAAAACTGCATATGACTTGAGCTATTTACATGCAGCCCAAACTTAAATGCAAGTGTTGTTGTTTTACTAGATCTTGCTGTTCCCTCACAAATATCAAAGCTTGATTTAGTTCTTAATAAATCTAAACTCTTTTCACTAAAATTAAATGGTGTAATGACAGCTTGAGTTTCATTAGTTACTGCTTGTTGTTGTTCCATCTGCATTTTCCTCTTTAGTTCTATATTTAGATAAATCTACTAAGTCATCTTTTGTTGGTGTTATCTCTATTCGGTTTAAGTTCTCAGTAATAGAGATTAAAGCTGCACTTACTGGCTCAGCCAATTGCACTTTACGAGCTTGTGTATTAGTCCATCTTTCTGGCTTACGATTAGTTAAGTAAAAGATTTGAGCTGATACTTCGCCGGGAATATGAATAACTTTTTCAACATAAACTATTTCTTCATAGCTTCCTTGTTTAACTTTCATAGCTTCTTTAACAATTTCGTTATACCCAATAGCTCTTTTAAACAAAGCATTTTCAACCTCTAAGTTAGCTAACTCTTGTGTTTTTTTTATAGCATTACCTATTAGCTCGTATTTAGTTCTCCAAGCATATAAAGTTTTAGGAGCAATACCCATTTTCTTTGCTATTTGTTGTAAATCTAAACCATCTCTACTCCAAGACTCTAAAAGCAACAAGCCATCTTTAGTGAGCCAATACTCATATTTATTTTTACGATTATTAGTTCTATTAGGTTTCTTAACAGCTAATTCTTCTCTTTGTTCTTCAGTTAATTTAGGTGGTTTAAAAAATGTATTTTTAGTAGAAGTTTTAGCTTTAGAGGTATTATTCTTTTTATTTTTACTCAAACTAAAACCCCCTTTACTTAATTAAATTATTAGTTTATTTTTTGTTTAAGTAAACTAAATATATAAAAAATATACTTAAGTATATGTAACTTTTAAAATAAAAAAAGGAATAAACTTAATCTTAAAGCTTATTCCTCTTTCCTCTTTTTTTAATCAAACAAGAATTAAAAAAGATTAAAGAAATTAAAACACAAGTGTAAGTAAATAAAGTAAGTTACTGTTTAAAGTAGGTTCTAAACATATGAAGTAAAATCCTTATTTTTAATAAATACAAAAAAGACGAAAGAAAATTAAATAAGTTTTTACTTACTTACTTACATACTTACACACCTACATTTTATCACACTTTTCAAAAAATAAATGTTGCTTTTTTGTTGCTAAAATGTTGCTTTTTGTGTTATTTTCCCAATTTTTTCTTTATTTCCATATGTGTTTTGCGAATATACTGATATGAGTATCCTAAATCTTGAGCTATTTTTTTAAGTGATTTTTTTTCAATATAATGATTTTTAATGATTAAATACTCAAGATCATTACTTGTTTTGATAAAATCTTTTAGGTTTTTCTCAATAATATCTTTCATAACTTTTAGCTCTTCCAGAGCTTTCAGCAATAAATTTATTGTTGTTTGTAGGTTGATAACTTCATTGTAAAGTTCTTCAGCTGTAAAAAAATTATTTCCTTTTGCTTCTCCAAAGATTATATCCTTTGGCATTTGTGGAGCTGATGCATCAATGATAAAATCTAACTTTATTTGAAAGAGTTTTACCTCTTGCGTTAAAATTAAAATATCTTTATCGAGCTTTTCAAAGAAAGTGATTATTTCCATATACCCCTCCTAAAAAGGTATATCTTCATCAGTTATACCGACACCACCACTATTTGCATTATGTTCTTGATTAAACTCGTAAGGACTTACACCTGAAGCATTATTGTTATTTTCAGCTTTAGATAAATACTCAATTAAATTAACTAAAACTTTAGTGTAATACTCGGTCTTACCATTTACATTAGCTGTGTTAATTTGGATGCTACCCTCTACTGCAATTTGGCTACCTTTACGCATGTATCTTGCTAAATTATCGGCTTGAGTTCCCCACACTTGACAATTAATAAAATCAGTTTCCACATTTCCTTTTTGGTTCTTATAGTTCCTTGAAACTGCAAGCTGGAAGTTTACAAAGCTATTACCATTACTTGTTTTCCCTAATTCTGGATCTTTGGTTAATCTACCAATTA